AAAAAAAAACCCCGCCGAAGCGGGGCTTGGTGCTACTGGGTGCTGCTTACAGCTCAAAGAAGATGAATAAAACTGCTGCTACCACACCACAAAACACTGCATAGCATAGAAAGAAGTCGATCAATTCGGTTGGCTCGTTCATTGTGCTGCCTCTTCTATGTTACTGGTTGCGTCTTCCAAGTCGGAAATCGCGGTTTCCATTGCATCGATTGCGGTTTGCGCTGCTTCGCCCTTGTCAGCGTTTTGAAACGACTCGGGCATATTGTCGTAGTACTCCTGCTCTTCGTCTCGCAGGGCTTCGACTTGGCTGCGCAGATCGTCTACCAGTGCTGCTAACTTGCTGAGTGCTTCGCGTCTTTTCTGATTCATGATAATCCTTTAGGTTAGGCGGCACCGCCTGTCACGCGGTGCCTAGGGTTTACTTCGTGGTGATCACTGGTTTGAGCAGTGCGACTAACTGGTTGAGCAGGTCTTTGACCTTGAAGAGATCAAAGCTCGTGCCTTCTGCTTCCTGCAGCGTTTTGACCTGACCTGTCCAAGTCTTCAGGAAACGCTGCTCTAGGCTTACCTTAGCTGCTTGTGGCTGCTTTGGTGCCTTCTTACCTGCAGCGATGGCTGCTGCTGCTTTAGCTAACCACTCACTGTGCTTCTGAGCTTCTGCATCCTTAGTGACACGGCGGTTAAGCAGGTCACGCAAGTCACGCATGTCAGCACCTAGGCGCTGTTTCCAGTACCGGCGGTTACCAGTGCTGAGACGCTCGCGGTTTGCCACATCCTTAAGATCAGGTAGTGGTGTCTTACCTGCTTTACCTGCTGACACCGATTTGATCAGCGCATCGGGTGAACCAGTGAGCATTGCGATAATCGCTTTGCTCTTGCCCATGATCAAGGCAAGCTCTACCTTGTCGAAGAAAGCCCGCAGCGGGCTATCCTTAGCAGGGGCTTCGAGCATTGCGGGCTTGATACCCTGCGCAATCAGCGCATCGCCAATTTTGATCTTGGCTTTGTCGTGCGCAGTCGTGGCAAGCGACCATGCTGTTAACTGCTTAGCAAGCTCGGTGCTCACTGCGGGTATAGCGGGCTTCTTTGCTACCTTGCCTGCAGGCTTGGCTTTGCCTGCGCGAGCTTTGGTTGCGGGCTTGGCTGCAGCGGTTGCTGCAGGTACTGCTTTGGCTGATGTTGCCATGGTAGTGCTCCTAGGTTACTTGCAGCCTGTTACCTGATGGTCAGTCGCTGCGGTGCTACTGGTACTGCTTGCTGCTTGTTACTCGGTACTAGGCTTAACTATAGCATAAAACAGCACTGTATAGAGCTAAATGTAACGTTTTGGCATGTTATGGAAGCCCATAACAATAAATATTTTTGGGCAAACGGCCTGATACGTGACCCACCGTACCCCCTCCCCCCTTTAGCAGTTGGTCTTGCCATCGGCTGGTACAGCCCTATTCCGCTCAAATAATCACGTATCCTAAGCGTTACTTACACTAAGTTTTACATAGCCCCGCCACATAGGATACCCCCCGGCTTAGTTTTTTATGCCTATACCAAAAATTTTTTGTAAAAATTTAAAAGCGTTGTACACTATGTGGAACGTGGCAACAGCCATCGCGCAGTTATGGGTCAACAATGACATTAATGCTTACGCCTGATCTGTCTATACCCCTACCTCCTGCAGAGAACTTACCAATAGACCTCATGCAGAGGATAGCTGCCGCCGCAAATACCATAGATGTACTGATCGGGCATGGTCTGGATGCAGAGCCTAGCCCCACAACGCATGAAGACGCTGCCAAATTAGCAACAGCTTACGCAGCAGACCCAGAGAAAACGTCAAAAACGGTAACCGCTGCAAAGGTCTCGACCTTACTACCTGCAGTTTTGCTCGAAGCCCGCAACATCTTGGATGAATTCGGCTCCTCAGTCGTGCGTCATAGCGTAGAAATACGCCACCTTGTGACTAACAAGTTACTGTTAGAGACAGAAAATCCCGATCCGCGTATTCGGCTGCGAGCACTCGAGCTGTTAGGTAAGCACAGCGATGTTGGACTCTTCACAGAACGCTCAGAAGTCACGATTACGCACCAGAGCACAGATGATCTGCAGAAAAAACTGCGCGACAAGCTCAACCGGCTGATGAACCGGGGCACACCCGAGGACATTGAGGATGCAAACGTAGTAGAGATGCGCGGCGACAGCATCAACGTGAGCGACGAGCTAGGGCTTTCGGAGCCACAAGTTGGCTAATCCAAGTTTCGACTTTGATTTTACTGACGCAGAGATAGAAGTTCTCCTGCAAAATCTCGATCACTTGTCTGTTGAAGAGCAAGCCGAGGTGCTAAAGATTACAGAAACGCTCGAGGCGCGAAAACACTCCGCTGCGTGTCGCGATGACCTGATTGCGTTTTGTAAAGCCATGGACCCCAACTACAAAGTTGGGCGGCACCACCGCCGGTTGGCGGACCTACTCATGAAAATGGAGCGCGACGAGGAAGATCGTATTGGTGTGTCTGTGCCACCGCGCCATGGCAAGTCGCAGATGGTATCGATTTACTTCCCTGCATGGTATCTGGGGCGCAACCCCGACAAGAAAGTGCTGATGGTCTCGCACACGGCTGATCTAGCGGTGGACTTTGGTCGCAAAGTGCGTAACATCGTCGATAGCCCCATGTATAAGCAGATATTTCCCACGGTCACGCTTGCTGCTGACTCTAAGAGCGCCGGGCGCTGGAATACCAACATGGGCGGTGAGTACTTTGCCTGTGGTGTAGGTGCGGCTCTTGCTGGTCGTGGTGCGCACTTCCTGATTGTGGACGATCCGTTCTCAGAACAAGATATTTTGGCAGGTAATTATGAAGTTTTTGATCGCGTGTATGAGTGGTTTACTTACGGTGCGAGAACGCGTCTTATGCCACAGGGTAAAGTGGCTATCGTGCACACAAGATGGCATCCGAATGACCTAATTGGTAAGCTTGCCAAAGACATGGGGCGCGTAGATGGTGGGGATCAGTACGAATTGTTTGAGTTCCCCGCTATTTTTAACGAGAACACGGATGACGAGAAGGCACTTTGGCCTGAGTTTTACGATCTAGAGGCGCTGCACCGCACCAAAGCATCTATGCCGCTGTTCCAGTGGAACGCGCAGTTCCAACAGAACCCCACTGCAGAGGAAGGTGCACTGGTTAAACGTGAATGGTGGCGCAAATGGGAGCAAGATGACGCGCCTGCCTGTGAATACATCATCATGACACTTGATGCTGCAGCAGAAAAGAACAACCGTGCCGACTTTACTGCTCTCTTGACGTGGGGTGTGTTCAACGACGAGCGCCACACGGGGGAAGCGAACCACATCATCTTGCTAAACGCTATCAACACGCGTGTTGAGTTCCATGAATTAAAGGAATTGGCGCTGCGTGAGTACAAAGAGTGGCAACCAGACTCGTTTATCGTTGAAAAGAAGTCTTCAGGTACACCACTCTTTCAAGAGCTGCGGCGCATGGGTATACCGGTGCAAGAATTTACCCCGCACCGCGGTACAGGCGATAAAATAGCGCGTATTAACGCAATATCAGATATATTTAGGTCTGGTATGGTGTGGTATCCCACAAGTTACAAATGGGCTGAAGCGGTGGTTGAGCAAGTTGCAGCATTTCCTGCATCAGATCACGATGACATGGTTGACTGCGTGTCAATGGCGCTTGCCCGGTTCCGTAGTGGTGGGTTTATTCGATTAGACAGTGACGCTGAAGACGAAATCATGCGACCACGTGTTGCGGCTTACTATTAGGAATAATTATGGCGATGGAAAAAAGTTTGTACGCAGCACCACAGGGCATTGATGCGCTCAGTGAGGATCAGACACCTGAGATAGAGTTAGAAATTGTCAATCCTGACATGGTGCGGCTAGATGATGGCAGCGTTGAGATCACAATCATCCCTAACAAGAAAGGCGATGACGGGGATGTGCCGTTTAGCGCAAACCTCGCCGAGTACATCGACGATAGAGAGCTTGCCATGTTGGTGGGTGACCTGATTGCTGACTACGACAACGACATTGCCAGCCGCAAAGACTGGGAGCAGACGTATACCGATGGTATTAAGTTGTTAGGTCTGAAGTATGAAGAGCGCACAGAGCCTTGGCCCGGTGCCTGCGGTGTGTACTCTCCGCTGATTGCAGAAGCCGCCGTGCGTTTCCAAGCTGAAGCGATTATGGAAACGTTTCCTGCAGCAGGACCTGTTAAGACCCAGATCATTGGCAAGATATCACCTGAGAAAACAGACGCAGCACAACGTGTGCAAGAGGACATGAACTACGAGCTGACCGAGGTCATGCGCGAGTACCGCTCAGAGCACGAGAAGATGTTATGGAACCTGCCGATTGCGGGTTCAGCGTTTAAGAAGGTCTACTTTGACCCAAGCCTTGGGCGGCAAGTCAGTATGTTTGTGCCAGCCGAGGATGTGGTGTTGCCATACGGTACGAGCGAGATCAGCATGTGTGAGCGCATCACACATCGCATGAGAAAGACTAAGAACCAGTTGCTCAAGCTCCAAGAGTCAGGATTCTACCGTGCAGATGTGGACATCGAAGATGGTCCTGTCCTGCAGATCGACGAGATTCAAAAAGCCAAGGATCGTGAGACTGGGTTTAGCGCGACATACGATGACCGCCCCCTCCTGCTTGAGATGCACGTTGAGCTTGACTTGCCGGGGTTTGAAGATACGAACGCTGATGGTGAAGAGACTGGGATTGCTCTGCCGTATGTGGTAACGCTGCTAAAAGACTCTACTACGATCTTGTCAATCCGCCGCAACTGGGACCCCGAAGCAGAAGCTATGCTCTCGCCGCGCCCGAAAGCATTTGATGGTGCTGATTCTGATGCGTACACACCAAAAGCATCGCGCCAGTACTTCGTGCATTACCAGTACGTGCCGGGGTTTGGCTCATATGGCTTTGGTTTGGTGCACTTAGTCGGCAACAGCGCCAAGAGTGCTACGAGCATTACGCGCCAGTTAGTTGATGCAGGTACGCTGTCTAACCTGCCGGGTGGTATGAAGACCCGAGGCTTGCGTATTAAGGGTGATGACACACCAATCTCACCGGGCGAGTTCCGCGATGTGGACGTAAGTTCGGGA